CCAGTTAAAGCTGGTGAAGCTAAAGGAGCATATGTTGAAGCAGCAGAAGCTGTAGTTAAATAACCAGCTGATGCGTGGTTGCCCCAACCGTAAGCGGTATCGTAGTTAGTTTTATTAGTTGTTGTTAATTGGTCTGTAGTCCAAACTTGCGCCCAGTCTGTTTGCCAAGTTCCATTCTTTTTGCTTTTTATATGTAAAGTTCTGTTATGGAAATCTTGAAAAGATGCTGTTGCCCAAAAAGATGAGTCCCAATATTTTATCGTAAGTAATCCATCTGATGCGCCAGTGGGTTCATCATCAGCCTCACTTACATCCCATATATAAACACCTGATGCATTAATAGTGTCAAGATCGTCTGAATATCTTGAATGTGTTCTTAAATACCTACCGTCATGATTATGACTTGCGGCTGCAAAATCTCCAGTATTAGATGTAGCTGCACTACCTAATCCTAAATTGGTACGTGCCGCAGAAGCAGTTGATGCTCCAGTACCACCGTTGGCTATAGATAGATCAGTTCCAGACCAACTACCATTATTTACCGAAGTAAGGTATCCAGCTGATCCATGATCTCCCCAGCCATAAGCTGTCTGCCAATTCGCAATACGTGTTGAGTCTACATAGTTTGTAGCCTGGTTACTTGGGTATACTCTACCGTCCAGGTAAAAGTTAGTATCGTTAGAGAAGATAAACTCCTTACGGTTAGACCAGGCTGTATCATTGTTAGGGAACGCATAGATCGTTACACCACCTTCAGCTCCCAGGAATACTGTTTCTTCACCAAGGCTAATGTTGCTTTCTAATACGCTGTACGTATCACCACCAGCTATAATAACAGCATCGTCATGACCTAAAGTAATACCACCGTTAAACGTGTTTCTCTTTAAGATTGTCTGACCATCCAGGTTGATAATCGCACCAGTGTCTGGCAAGAAGTCAATAACACCACCACTGCCAATAGATAGCGTAGAAGTTAAACTCGCACCGTTTGCAATCTGTGGATTGTATACATTTAATGTTGTGTTACTTGATCCAAGGGTGAGCGTTACCGATCCTTGCCCACGAATAGAACCACTTTGTTCAAATAGAATATCTACACTGTTTACACCATCACCGATATAAACGTCAGAGTCAAGATCTCCAAACAGTACATTAATAGCACCGCTCTGCTCAAAGATTATGTCTACATTGTTCACACCGTCACCGATGTAAACATCAGAGTCAAGATCTCCAAACAGTACATTACCAGTAGAGTTAGTGATAATTAGATCATCTCCACTTGCTTCTATCTTACCGGTGTTTGTACCAGAAGAATTTTGAAATTGTATGTGTTGTGTTGTGCTTAATGCACTTACGAGTTTAATAGCCATATCTTATAATCTTGTTCCTCCGATTCGTTTTTTACCCTCACTAAATGAATTACGCTTACCAACAGCCTTGCCTTTAGTTATAGAACTTTGTATAGGTGTTGACTCATCAATAAATATATTTATATCTTCCATTTCATGAATTTCTTGTTCATTAGTGCTATCTGTTCTTATGCCTACAAGGAGCATATACCCTTTTATTCTTGGCTGAACAGTAAGCTGTTTTTCCTCAAAAGATCCAACTGCTGAAGATGAGTATTGAATCCACTCTCTAAATCCATGATAAGTGGTATCGTCTATCAAGCTATTTGATGAGTCCAACACAGTGTCTTGACTTGTATAAGCTGTTCTATATCTTCCCATGTCAAATACTTTTCCACTTACTGGTTTAGCAAACAAATAAGGTCTTGTGTAGCTACCGGTAGAGCTTAATCTCATCTTACAAGAAATTCTAACTGTAGCACCAGCTGGTATATAAACTTGTTTTGCGTAAGGCATATAGTCGCTTCCTTGAACTGTGTATACCTCCATATATCTTGACTCTGACGTTGTACGAATAAACCCACCTCCAAAAGACTCAAGTTTGGCATCATATCTAAAATTATGTTCGTATGAAACCCAGTTTTGAACCAATCCAGTTGAGGTGTAATATTTTGTTCTACCACTTACAGATCCGTAACCTAAATATTCATCATTATCAACTATACCAGCAGTCCCATTCTCCATCGATTTATACCATCTATTGTCCATGTAAGAATCTAAAAACTGAACCGTGCCGTTACCTTCACCTACATATGGTTGGCTTCTAAAACCATCCATGTACATCCGCTCAAGCACCGTTCCTCCAGTAAAGTAAAAACAGTACCAAGGTCTTTGCTCGTGGTTTAAAAGTATATTATGGCGCAAAGGGACGGCTTCCCTGGCGTGATGCATAAGCATTCCGTAATCGTCACTACGAGTAAAGTAATTATAGCTAACTTCAGTTCTATCGTTATATAAGCTGTCAATTAAACACGTAGCGTATTCTCCTCTCGTTGCAAAATTATTGTGAAGATTTATATTATAATTCGTGCTATAAGACCAAAACATATGATCACCACAGTGATAAGCTGTGTTGTTTCTTATAATAAAATTATCCGTATCCCTCCACGTAAATCCAGTGTAGACTTGATTAGCTGTATTACAATTGTCTATTACAGAACCTTGCAGCCTTGATGCAAAATCATATCTACCATCATCGGTATTATCAGCCCAATTTGAGTGCCTACCTACAAGAAACACACCTCTATAGTAAGTGCTATTTGTATTGTTGCCCCACTGCGTAAATCTTACGTTTTTTACAAGTATTTGCCTTGTTCTTCCATTGTTACTATCAGTCCATCTCTCAACTAATAAAAAAGGTCTGGTGTCAGAACTTGTATCTACACCTTTAAATGTAATGTTCCTGGTTAGTATTTGAACAACAGATCCTACTTTATGAGTGTATCTGATATTAGCGTTAAGCGTTAAGGTGTTTCCAGATTTTGCCGTTACAGTATATTGTGTGTCATAATTCCAGTTAGTATCAGTATCGTTGTTTACATCAATAATTATATCATCTCCAACAGATATGTCGTTTGCAGATCCAACTGTAACTTGATTAGTGCTGTTGGCACTGGTAATAGCCGCTGTAACTGTAGTAGCGTTTTTCTGTACAGTATCAGAAGAGCTGTGATGTTTTTCAGTACCAGTCTGATATATAGTCTGACCAACGTTTCCAGAAACAAAGGTTTCGTTTGTCGTTAAAGTATTAGACGAGTAATTTATAGAAGATATTAAAGCTGTCTTTCGTGTTGATCCAAATCCGCATATAATCTTATATCCTTTTCTAAATACTTTTGCGTTATCTACTTTTATGGTTTGCCCCGATACAGATTCTATAACAGCGGTTGGTGATACAAACTGTCTAACATATAGTCTATCGTTCGCAGTGTCAACATCGTGAACCCAAAGACCTTCATCTGAATTTGATCTTATATCCTCGTTGCCGTCTTTAAAAACAGCTAACCAATCTCCAGTAGAAAATCCAGTTGCATCATCAACAGAGAGATACACCGATCCAGGGACATGATTAGATGACAATGATGTTGTGGTTTTTTTGTCATCTCCATCTATCTTGAGAGATGCAAACCTTTGAGTTTCCACCCACACACCATGTTGATCGCTATTGCTACCTCTAACTTCTAATACGATATTACTACCAGTGCAAGAAAATAAACATCCAGTAGTAGTATCTCCTTCTGTAAATTGTTTTTTATCAGTATATGTAGTTCCGGTGTTTTGACCATAAACAGTCATACGACCATTTAGTCTAAATTTAGCGTTTGTAGCAAAATGAAGATTTCCATAAACAGCTATATCGCCATAACCATTTGTAGGACGAAGATCAGAGTTTACAGTTACTTTATGACCACGGTTAATAGTAAAGGTATCGCCATCTGAAGGTGCTGTGCCTCCCCAGGTAGATGCAGAATTAAAGTTTCCACTTTGTGTTGAAGACAGTGCAGCCATATTATTCTGTTATTTCTTCTTGATCCATTAGATTGTTTATCTGCTCATACTCACTTGTATCTACAGCTATCTCAAAAACTAATTGATCTGAACCATCTTGAATTGAATTTGTGTTTACCTCAACCGCTATCTCATCAATATCAGAAGACACCACAATCTCACCGGTTGATTTAGAATAAACTACAGATAGTATCATTATATATATTTTAGGTATTCACAAAGATAAAAAAAAGAGGGCCAGGATAAACTCCTAACCCTCCTTGTTATAATTGGATTAATGGTTTATTACAAACCACCAGTAATGTGTACGTGAATAGTCTCCGCTGGTAGATCCTGGATAGTAATTAAATCAGTTCCAGAAGCTTGAACGATTTCAGCTAAAAGAGTATTACCACTGTTATCTACAATAGTAACGTGGAACGGGAACGTTAAACCGTGTGTAGAAGAAGCAATTTGCAATTCACCTCCAGAGTGATTAGTTGCTACATGGTAGTAACGACCGGCACGGTTAACAACAGAGTTAAGTTCACTTGTACTTACGGTAATACCGTCCATACGGTTCAACTCTGCCGCAGTTGCAGTAACACCATCGAGGATGTTTAATTCTGCTGTTGTTGCAGTAACTCCATCTAACTTGTTAAGTTCCGCTGTGCTTGCTGTTAACCCGTCTAACTTATCAAACTCGGTAGTAGTAACTCCAGTAGCTTTAAGATCTTTAGCGTAGTTAAGATCAGCAGCAGCACCGGTAAAACCGTCAAGCTTGTTAATTTCCGTAGCTGTAGCTGTTACTCCGTCAAGAATGTTAAGCTCGGCAGCAGTAGATGTTACACCATCAAGGATATTCAGCTCCGCAGTTGTTGCTGTTACACCATCAAGGATGTTAAGATCTGCACCGGTAGCCGATACTACTGTACCAGCATAATTGAATGTTTCGGCTGACAATGTAAAACCAGTAGCTTCTAAAGCACCAAATGCCGCATCCATTATAGTACCACTAAATACTTCAGAAGTATTAGTAGCTGATGTATAACCAGTGAATTTTCTTGTGCTATCATCGTAACCAAAGAAACCTAATGCCGCAGCACTTCCAGTGTGGTAACGGAATTCAATACCACGGTCTTTATTATCATCAGCAGATGGAGCAGTATCACCACCAAGAGTAAAGATTGGATCATCTATAGTTACCGTAGTTGAATTAACCGTTGTGGTTGTACCACCAACAGTAAGGTCACCATCAACAATTAAATCACCAGTTACTTGAATGTCTGGTGTATTTGATGAAGCACCAATAGTAACTACGCTACCGGTAACATGAGTAGTATCTAGCTCTGATAAACGTACAGCTAAAGTGTCTAAAGCTACATCAGAATCAGTAGGTGTTGCAAACGCAAGTGTACCCGAACCGTTTGTTTGTAGGAATTGACCAGTTGAACCGTCTGTAACGTTCAATCGAGCGATGTCAACAGAGTTGTCTGCAATTTTCGCTGCTGTTACAGCATCAGTAGCAAGGAGAGCATTTGTAATTTGTGCATCAGCAATTTTTGCTGTAGTCACTGCATCGGTCGCAAGTTTCGCAGTACCTACCGCACCGTCAGCTAACTTACCAGAAGTAACCGCAAGGTTTGCAATATTACCAGTAGCAACTGTAAGTGCAGCAATTTTAGCACCAGTTACCTGGGCATCAGCAATGTGTACGGTATCAATAGATCCGTCAGTATAGTGTTCGCTGTTAATTGCATTGTCGGCAATCTTCGCACCGGTTACAGCATCAGCACCAAGTTTAGCGTTAGTAACTGCACCAGCACCAATTTTAGCTTCAACAACAGCTCCAGTTGCAATCTTTGCGGAACTAACACCACCGTCTTTAATAGTAAGGGTGTTGCTTGAAAGCGTGATAGTGGTTTCATCGGCAGCAGCACCAACTAAAGTCCAGGCTTCACCATCATAAACCTTTAGCTTGTCTAAAGTGCTATCGTATACGAATTGCCCTTGTACTGGTGAGCTGATCGCTGCGATTTGCGTAGTTGATAAATTCTGAATTTGAGCATTGCGGAGTTCGTTCTTCGCAAGGTCAAGGAATGACGTTAGGGTTATGCTGGTTGCGGACAGCCCCGATACTATTCTTAATGCCATGATCTGTTTGTTTCTTTGTTACAAATTTAATACTAATTGAAATACGCTTTTCCAGCGGTAGAATCGTCAAAAGTGAGTGTTACCTCATTATCAGATACATACTGAATATCGCATATTACTTGAGTTCCAGCCGAATCAACAACAGATACAGCTGGTCTTTTATTTAAGTTGTGAGTAATATTCCATGTAGCACTTGCGCTTGATTGGTCATGCACATAGTTTTTATCACCGCTTGTAGAAGCAATAATACCAGTAACACTTACGTTTACTGAAGAATCTTTAACGGTGACAGCATTTGTAGATGTAGATACACTACTAATAGAAATACTGTCTCCAGAGCTGACGTTTATATTACTCACTTACGTCTTCGTTTATTTTAAAAATTCCGTATACCCATGTTTTGACAACACCACTGTTTGTAGACTGAAGATCATAAACATAAGTTCCCCCAGATGTCGCTGCCATAGTTGCTGCCGTAGCTGTAATAGTTAATTCACCAGAACTGTTTCCACTATATGTAAAGCTATCGTCTGCGATAATATCTGAAGATGACGTATCTGTTTCTTTTACATCCATCTTCCAGGTGTAATATGTCAGGTCAATTGCATCACCAGCATCGTCTGTAAAGGTCAATTCTAAACTGAACGTATCCCCCTTACGACAAGTAATGTCTACCCTGGTTGAGTTGTCTAAATTTATTTGTGTTGCCATATTGCAAATTTAGTCATTTAAAAGAGGCTCTCTAATGGATCATCCTCTGCTTCCTGGAGTTCCCCACGCTCGCCTTGACGTTGGCTAATCAGCTTTGACTGCTCTACAGCTTGCTTCTTAACACGATCGTCTTTGCGATCTTCTTTCATTACATCAAGAGCTGACTTGTCTTGTTTCTCCGCATCAGCTTTATACATATTAAACTGACCCTTAACTTTCTCAAGCTCCATTTTCATTTGGTACTCCAGCTGCAATAACTGTGCTTTTGCCTGGGATTCCATTTGCATTTTTTGCATATCAAGCTGTGCTTTCATTTGCTCTTTTTGCATTTCTGCCTGGGCAGAAGCTTGAGCAGCTTGGGCATTTGCCTGGGACTGCGCCATCATATTTTGTTGCGCCATTTGCTGCTGCTGCTTAATACGCTTCTTACGTCTAATAATCAACAGCTGCTCTGCCTGATCCACATCTTTAAGTTGGCGTATAGCAATAGCATCCTCCAGGTCTATTTCCTTTTGGCTTAACGCAATTTGTATGTTCTGCTCCAGGTAAGCTTTTTCAACGTCATTCATTTCAGAAACCACACGGATGCCGAAATTATACATTGGCAAATCCTGGAAGCTGTTCAGGAGTTTCATGTTCTTCTCCCCTACAGCCATTTGATATACACCAAACAGTACGCTTTCTTTAGGTAGAACCTGGATACACTTAACAATGTCCTCTACAACCTTACGGTACAATACCATCGCAGCATTAGTGATGTCGTAAATAGCGTTGTTACCAGCTTGCATTTGTTGCTCACGAACACCAACCAAAGCTTCACCTTTAGGCGTAGATCCGTCCATAACCTCATTGATACCAGTAGCATCACGGATTAGACGTAGGTAGTGGTTATACAAACCGATCAACTCGTTAATGTTTTTAATGCTGTTGTCCAACGGACGTATTGGTGGGTTTTGGAAACCACCTTCTGGGTTCTTGCTACGGTAATAGAATACACCAGTTTGCTCGTAGATGTCCTGGATATCCAAAGGTTGCAATTCGCCTCCACGCCCTAACTGCACATTTTCAAGTCCCTCGATATCTACGATCAAACCATCCGGCTTCGCCTTGGCGATAGATTGTTGGATTTTAAGGTGTGTAAGTTGTATTTGATCAGCAAACCCAATAACAGAGTTTACCATAGACTTTGGCATCATCTTGCGTATGTTAGTAGCTACAACAGAGTAGCTCATACGAGTTCTCGTTAGATCATGAACATTGCGAGGCAAGTTCTTTTTCATTCCGTAATCGAAGACGTGCTTTGTACCAATAATGTACTTACCACCATATAAAGTAGCAGTAGTCATATTCACTGGCTTACGATCGTATACAGATCCAGTCGGAGTAAACCCAAATCCTTTGTGGTAGAAACCTACGTTTCCGTACCGGCTGTTCTTTTGTTCAAACACCAGGTCATCAACAGATAGGTATTCAAAATCAAGTATCTCAATTATAAACTCATCATACCCAAAAGCATTGCGCTGTAGGTTTTTGTCGTAGTAGCTATTAGATAGTTTTGTTGGATTGTTGCCATATTTATGTGCAACCATGCGAGCCATCTCTTCGTAATCCTTGTCGCTAAATTGATGTCCAGCTTTTCTCTTTAACTCCTGGATAGTCATTCTACGAATGTGACCGGCATACACGAGGTCGTTCATACCAGGATCTTCAGTGTAGCTATGGATAAAGTACGCTGGATCAACATATTCTTCCGTGATTCCGTAGTTAGGATCGTTATCACGTTTTACTACAGCAATACCATTCGTTACTAAATCTTCAACAGCTCTACGGTGAATCTTCTCATCGTAGTTGTTCCAGTCAAGAGTAAGAGCGGCAGACATTTGTGCTGCCATCTCCGTAACTGTCTTTAGGTTGTTGTTGATGTATATTTCGGCTTCGTCAGTAGTTTCTGGCAAGCTATTAATATCAAATTCAGCTTTTAAACCCAAACCTTGTGCGAGCTGGTGAATTGCTTTGTTTTCAATTCTACGTTGAATGCGATCTCTCTCCTTTTGTTTCTCCATTACGGAGTTTGGATCAATAGCTTCAACTTTCGGATACGGCTTTTTTGAAAGAATCTTATTGACTACAATCTTAACGAACTTCGGCACAATAGGAACTGGTGTCCAGTCGAGATTCAGAAGAGTTCCGTCACCCCCGTTTGGATCGAGGCTGGTCAGGATCTTCTTGTAGATCGTGGTATCTTGAGTACCAGTGGCGTAGTCTCTGTTTATTTCAAATTGCTTTAATCGCTTTCTGAATAACGAACCTTCATCATCAGCAGAACCCCATTGTTTCTCAATGGCCATGGCATATTTCAATGCGTATTCTTTTGACGATTTGGTTACAAAGTCTGCCAGCGGATCTGGAAAGTTACCGTACTTCCCTTCGTTATTTACATTTCCTTGCATATCCGACAATATATTCTATTATGCAAATATAGTGAATTAAGCAAGGGAAGCATTTAACGTTCTATAGGTCTGTAACTTCTAAAGAACTTCTTTTCGTTAAAATTCGTTTTGGGTTTTTCCTCTTTAAACTTTTGTGCAGCTAAAAGAGCTAACCCAGAACTAATCGTAAGGTCATACTTTGTTCTGTTATCTACACGGAATCCGATCCAGTCTTCCAGGGTTCTGTTTAAATACATCTTACCCATTTCCCCGGTTTGCTCATTCACACCTACATGGGTATGTATGTAAGACTCAATAGCTTGAGCGTGAGACTGTATAACATCCTGACTATTAGAAGGTATACCCTTTGTCTTTGAAGCAACACTTGATGTCTTAAGGTGTTCTGGTCTATCCATCAAATAGTTATCGTAGCCCCTGGATTCAAAGTACCTGGCAATACCGTATTTGTTATTTTCAATCAGAAGCTGGTATCCATAGAATACTGAAGCCATTAAAACATCCTCGTAGAATATTTTAGCCATCGGTGGACGGCTGGCGTATTCCGCTACAAATAAGTTAGATGGCGCAGCCATGTTAAACTTGTTGTACAAATGACAAGCTCCTTTAGATCCACGACCGTCAACTGTAGCATCCAGGTCATAGCTATCCACTCCACCTACACCGATGTGTGTATTGGCTGGTGTTCTCTTTCCGTACACTTCTTTTTGTGAGTTGCGATCTTGAGGCTTTGGCATCCAGGAGACATACCACCTTCCGGTAGAGTCTGGATGAAACAGCACCTCTGTATCCATTTTCCCATCTTTCCACATAAAGTTACCACGGATTACTGGGTTAGGATACAAGTCTTGGTTGTGTTCTATTTGCTCGTAAATCTTACCAATATTAAACGTAGATGTTTTTGTAGAATCACGGAAAGCTTCGTCTTCAGTAAACGGGAACTGCCTGATCACCTCGTTCAGTTCATATACATCCTGGCGAAGTGCATCACGCTCATTCTTTAAGAACGTCTTTGCCCCAATTTTCACAAAGTCACCTTCAATAGTCTCTCTTGGCTTCTCTGGATTTTCAATGATTGGGTTACCGTACTTATCAAAGAAACCTTCCAAGGCTTCATAAGCCGGTACAAATATCTTGTACAGCCCAGTCTTCGTGCGACCGTTAGAGTTGCGGTTACCTGGATCTGAATCACGGTACATATCACGGAATTCCTTACCTCCCTTATCCATAGGATTTACTGTTGATCCAACCAAAGCTTTACCGACAATCCTACGACCAACGATTAAACACGTACGTTCTATTCGCCAGGCTTCACGGATATCCGTAGGCTTTTCCCATTTACCAGCTTCATCCAGGTATAGGATGTGCAGCTTCTCGCCATCGTATGCGTTATTCGTAGTGTTCTTCCAGTTGATTACAGTATCCAGTGCTTCACCAACATTGGATGTTTTGTTCTTCTTCGTAATACGTTTTGATGGCTCACGAAATGCCAGCTCCATACGTGGGTTGGTTGTACCGTCCTGGATAGGTTTGAAAAAGAATGGGTACGATCTAAACACCGGTACAATCTTCTTCATAAAGATGTTCTCCTGGGCATCCTTACCAGTCTTACTTTGGACCCCCAACAGTTTCTCTTTTACTTGAGTTCCTTCATCAACCAGTATAGTGCTTGATATATTGGTGTATCCAGAACGTCTACACTTGGTGTAGATCTGCCCCAGGCATCGTGGATCAAACTCACAAGCTGAAAAATGTAGAAACAACCTTCTCTGAAACTCCAGGTAATAAGCGTAACCAATGTCAATTTTTGACCATTGAAGCATCATGTAGTGCCTACCGGTAATGTATGTTGGCTCACCGTCATTCATGAACCACACACCATTACGTCTGCGCTCAAACTCCTTTTCTATATAGGCGTTGTATCGCAACCTAAATTCCTTGGGCTGTTCTGCCCATTCATCCATTGATCTAATCTTTACCAGATCATCAGGCATAGGAATGCGCTGCCAGCGTTGGTCCGCTTTCTTCTTGTCAGAGAATAGTATCTCTTTCTTTCCAGGCTTTTTAGGAAGTTGAATGTGTACACCAGAGATCTCAATGATTTCCCCTTCGGTATCATTCAGGCATATATTGACTACCTCATCCTCATACCCTTCTATCTGCTTTAGACCAGCCATTATTTCTTACTGAAACGTTCCGCAAAGCCACCAGAGAAATCTTGCTGCTCATTGATACCGCCAGTTTCTTTTAAGGTTTTAATCATTTCCTCCAGGCGTTGTCTTTCCTGGATCAACTCTTTGGCATCTACAGCTGTCTGCTTAATTGATTGAAGCTCTGCTTTACGTTGTGAACCGGATAGCTCCTGGTCAACTGGTTTGCGAATCTCCTGGATCATATTGTCTATGGCAAACTCCATAGAAGATAACAACCGCTGGGCTGCATCTAACGTAGTAAAATTACTTTTAGACTTCGGCATACATTAAATCTCCTATTAACATTCTCCATACTTTCGTGCCGTCAACATCCATTTCGTAGTCGCTATTCTTACTGAAATACACGACATCTCCTTTGGATAGACCTTCCCTGGCAAGCTCTTGTGAATCTGCCCAAACACGACCACGGTCGTTTTGTACATCTTCTTGTACAAGTTCAAGTACATCACTCGTGATCTTTTTGCTGGATTCCATAGGTTCAAGGAAGATCCATTGATCAATCATGTGTACACCAGACTCGTTTTTATACGCATGGCCCAAGTTCATCCGGCCACCGCCAGGACCATAGGGTACGAGGTATAAATCATCGCCCAGGTAAAAGGTATCATTTAATGCAACAGTATGGTGAAAGTATAGGAGATCCCCAGGCTTTGCACCGGTTTCATGTTTAGCTGGAACAGCTACAATTTCGGCTTCCATAATTCGGTTACCGAACTCATCGAATTTACTTACCAGTTCAAGCTCTTGATCACCTACAGCAATCTTGTTCTTGAATTTCTCTGGCATCTTAATAATAAACTTATCTGGTGATTTCATTTTATTTGAATTTACAATCGTATTCTACCACACAAGGCATATTCTCAATCCCCTTCCAAAGGATTGTTCCTTCACTATTTTCAATGTAGATAAGATATCGGGATCTGGAGTACTGGTACATATATTTCTCGTCCAGTAGAATGGCTGTTATTTTACCGTCTCCAGCACGCATACCAACATAGTATGCCATGGCATCCTTGGGATTGATGCCCACAATGATCTTGCGTATAATATTCATTCTTCATTTAATTTAATAATTGATCGTCTTGCGGTCCAAACTTATTGAGCCACCATTCGATTGTTCCTTCCTCTGGTTCATCTTCCTCAAACAAAGTGTCCAGGACAGAATCTGTTCCGTCTAACAGTCCTTCCAGCTCTGATTCATTCGTAGCTGTTGAAGTAACACCAACCAACAGCTGATTTCCATCGTTAATGTACACACCGGTAGTCATCAAGAATACTACATCATCCGGGTGTATATCGTGCTTACGTGCCAACTCCTTTGTTTCTTCAGTGATGGAGGATCGTAGTTCCGATAGGAAATTTCTGATATGTTGATTTGACATTACTCTATTCTTTCTAATTCAAATATACTTTTAGCCTTAAGCGTTGCGCCTGATCCAGAAGATTTATAAGACATCTTAATGACCATTCCGGACTCAAAGTACTCAACGTGTTCAAAGGAGTCCATGTATGA